AAGGGGTGGGACGTCGGCCTTTACGAGGAGTCAGTACTCTCCTGTTCTCCTGGCCTGTCTGGCACGGTCGACTCGATTCGCTCCCATGGGGGCTGTCAGTCTGACTGGCGTGGCAAACATTCGGAGTTTCTGGACGGCGCCCTGAATGGGTACTATCCTGGAGGCATTGAACGTTGTGCCGAGCTCATGGTAGTTCAGTCCGCTGGTAAACCTCGTCCTCTGACGAAATTTTCAGGTGAGACTCTACTCTTGAAGCCCCTTCACACATCCATCTACGATCGCCTTCGACGTTGTCGTTGGCTATCGGTGGGTGACGTGACGGACTCCTCTCTTGCCAGAGCTGGCTTTCGGAAGGAAGACGGGGAGGTCCTCACCTCTGGTGACTATAAGTCGGCAACTGATCAGTTGTCGATTGAGGCCGCCGAGAGGATTTTGGGGACCCTCCTCTCGAACTCTGCTTGCATTCCGGCTGGTCTTCAGCAGGAAGCCCTAAAGATCCTTCGGCCTACTCTCTTTCATGAGAAGTTGGCGCCTGAAGGTATCGAACCGCGAGTAGGACAGATGATGGGTAGCTTTCTTAGCTTTCCTCTTCTTTGTCTTCAGAACCGCTTTGCCTTTTTGTGGGCCATGCGATCTGGGGGCTTAAGTCCTGCAGCTGCGGAAAAGGTTCCTTGCTTGATCAACGGGGACGACATCCTTTTTTCTTCGACACCTCGTGTGTCTGAAGAATGGATGAAGCTCGTCGGAGATTTGGGTTTGGAGGTCGAGCGTACTAAGACGTCTGTCGCCGCTGAGTTTGGTTCTTTGAACTCTACTCTCTTTCGTTGGATAGGTGTTCACCTTCGGGTGATACCTACTCTTCGATTCGGTCGACTACGTTCTTCGCAGTACGTGAACTCCCTTAGTCGTGAGTTGAAGATGTTCGTCGCTGGGTTGAGGAATGGCGCACGCTTTCGGGCGGGCGTCGTCTTCTTCCGCTGGCATCTCGGACTCCTGAGGTCAACTAGATTGACTCTTCTGGAGCTCGGATTCCGTGGGACCCTTGCGGCGAGGCTATCTGAACTCTTCCGTTTGGCGCCTTGCGAGCAGCCTAGATTTGACGTTCCTCCTGCCCCTGTTGGCCATAATGTGGTTATTTCCACTGATTTGGCTACTTGGGTTCCGGAGGATAGCGTCTCAGTTGAGCTGTCCGTCTTGAACGCACGTGAGACGGCCTCGTGGAAGTTCGGTCTAGATTTCGTTAGCTCGAAGGATCGCTGTACCATCAGGTACTTTATGCGTCTTTCGGCGATTCGTCGTCCAGTACTCGTTTTCACGGGCCGGGAG